AGAAAAATCAAGTCTTACATCATTTTCTATTCTCATGTGCCACTCTTTTCTTTCAAATACACATCATTATGAACCCAATGAAAATCATTCCATTTTGAATTGTGCTTTAGAAAACCCCACTCTTTTTTCTGTGGACCTGGAAGAAATAGAGTCCACGCTTTTACGTTTTCTTTTAATTCAACACGATGAAAATCATTTGAAGATGCAAAGCGAATAAAACCAGGTCTTCTCCAAAGTTTCTTTTCACCAATTATATTCTTACTTTCATCAAAAATTGGAACCCACTCATAATAACCGCCACGAAGTATAATTGACATGAATGGCCACGGATGATCATGCAAATCATCTGGGTCTGATTTCAAAAATTTATGTATGAATACATTAAAAGGAAATGTTTTCCTATCCTTTAAGAACAAATAATATCGCTCAAGATATGGGTCTTTACTCTGTCTGTCGAGAATGAGTCTATATCTACCAAATTTTGTCATTAATTCTTTAAAAGCCATAATATGAATTTTCCTTTTACTTCAATTTTTTTGCCAAGCCATTTCAGATGCTGTAATCATATCATTCAAACGATTGACATAAGTGTGCTTGCTTTGTGTCTTTTTCATTTGATTTAAAATTAAATCTTTTGTCTTTCTGTCATCTTGCATTTTCTTTGCAACATGAAACAATTCACCTGTATCTGATGCATATGCAACTTCTTGGTCAAAGAAATCATATGTTTCTTTTGAATTTGTTAAACATAATGCACCATAACTAATGTTTTTGATTGAACGACAAGAAATATATCCGTTTGCCAGATGATTTCTAGGTCTTACATCTAATGGTAAATAAGATTGAACTACTACATTACGCATTTGTTCAACTGTCAATGGGTTCTGCCATGGAGAATTATAAACAAACGGAATGTTTTCTTTTTCACACTCTTTAATAAATGGCATAAACATTTCTTGATTATCTTCTCTGATTGTACCACCAAAGAAAGAAAATTTAGGTTCTTTAAATGGTGTCAACCTTGTGTCAAAGTTTATTTCATTTGGTAGTAAATCAGTTGCCCAAATAGAATAGAATATGTCGTATTCAGAACCACTTTCAAAGAAAGATGTGCCATCATTGATTAAAGTATATTTTTCTTTTTCAAAATAATAAGCATAGTTTTTATCTTCAACACCATTTACACCCCAATTGGTTGCAAAACGAAAGTCGATCAATCGACCTACTTTACCAAGGTACATTCCTGCACCTGGATTTCCTTCAACAGGTCCTTTATTTCCAAGATAGTGAATGATGTAAGTGGAAGTTGGTCGTAATGGAAGTTTATTGCTTATACCATTTGCAAATACTAACCATTGTTCTGAAATTATAAGTGCATCGTCAAAGAATTCATCAGGTAGATTATGACGATTATCCAACCAATAAGTTGGAATGTCAAGATATAAACCTGCTCTGACAATTACATCATGGACAAAGGCGTGGGTGTGTCCTGTATCAGGCATCGAACCCCAAACAATTAATTTACCATGTCTCATTTAATAATAAACCATGCATTGTTTTCAACGGTTGTAATTTTTATATTTTCACCTTTAAAAAATTCATTAACTGCATCACTTACAGTTTGCAAGTTGGTATCATGGCCTGCAAATACGCCACCTTTTTTTACTTTTGGCCAATAAGTTTGAATATCTTTAAGTGTTGCATTGAAACTATGGTCGCCATCGATAAAAACAAAATCAATAGAATTATCTTCCAAAGATTCACCGAATTCAACACTTGTTTTGAAAACGAGTTCAATATTTGAATATTTTGTAAGGCGTTCTTTACAACGGCGCATTGTTTCTGTTTGTCGTTCTTCGGTAACTCTTGTACCATCCCAATCAACAAACGATGGGTAATTATCTACTGCATATAATTTTTTGATATTTGGTATTTCTTGTGCGTATAATTCACTTGTAACACCATTGCAAACACCCACTTCAACACCAATCAAATCGCCGTGTAGTTTCTTAATAGGTTCTACAAGCCCACGACCTGAAATATTTTGCGGTTGTTCACACCAATCCAATTGTTTTTGCACCCACTCAACAGGACCTAGGTGGTCGTATGGATCACGGCAAACAGGACCAGAATCACGAATTATGTTTTGTGAAGTATCAATAACGAAATACTTATGAAGAAGGTGATCAGTCATATTTTTTCTCTATCATTTCTTTCCATTCAGGAACACGGTCATATTGATGAACGATCGCAAACGGTTTACCTTCGCTTGTGCAAACCATATTATCTACTAAAATCGGAGATTTTTCAACCAGCTTGTCAGCATATTTACCTGCAACTTGTGGACCTGTGGTACCTAATTGCGCTGCATACCCATCTTCACTCATTGCAAAGTTGGTGATATTTTTGTAAGGTTTCATGTTTAGTAGAATGTTTACTGCTGCCTGGTCGGGACCACCACCACCTTCTATGAAATGTGAAGTGCCATTACATAACATATACACATTTAAAAATAAGTCGAGCATTGTATCAAACTTACCTGATACTGTGCCGGCATTATAGACAAGGTTGTTTTGATTGTGGTCGTGAACTAAAGAACCAAATGCTTTGAAAAGATTGTGATTACCCCAATCTTCATCTTTGTATCGAATGGATTCACATGCAACATTAATCTCTTTGTCGCTAATGTTTTTTTCAATCCATTCAGATGGGTTGGTCTGAAAGATCACATCTTTAACATCGGTAGAAATAATGTATCGGTATTGTCCTTGAAGCTTTTTAAGGAAATACCACATATGCAAAAACCTTTCAACAACAATTGAAAAGTTTTCTTTGTATTCGAATCGTTTGAGATTGTCATTCCTGCCAAATGCAAAAACCGTATATTGCCGTTTGACAAGTTCTTCCACGGTTGCATAATCTACATTATAACAAATCATGGCTTTTACACCATCAAAACTACAACGGTCTAAAGAATTCACCCAAGGTTTAATTTTATCAAATGTGTATCCGGTGATACACCCAACCACAATGTCTTTGTCTTTCCTCAATTTGCACTCCAATGATATATTTACTTAGTCTTTACATAATCAGTAAATGATTTGATTTTTTGTCCTGGTGTTTCTTTTTGATATTTCTTCCGAAGTTCGTTGGTGCCATCTTGGCCTGCACCATATTCTTCGCTATACATCTTTATTAACTTTCGTGTATCAACATTTGAATAACTTTTAGCAATTCGTGAAGCATAATAAGAAACACTTTTTTGTGAACCCTCTTTTTTCTTTCTTTGCACCAGATTTTTAAGGTCTTGCAATGCCTTTTTATATTCATCATAGTGTAAAATGGAGCTTAATTTCCTTGCAATACCAAAAAGTTCCTCACTCATACCGCCATGCTTAAAGAATTGAATTCGTTGTTCTTGCTTGCGAACCCATTCTTCAGAAGGTTTGCCTTCGCCTTTATAATATGCAAGTGGTCGCCTTGTTTTGCGTGAAACAAGTGCCCATTTGCCATCTTTTTGGATTAACATTATCGAACAACCTTTACTGAACCATCTGGTTTTGCAAAGAACGCTTCAAATTTAATAACAGGAAATGTGTTTTGCAATTTTAGAAATCTTGTAAAAAAGATTTAAAGGATAACATCAACCCCTCGTCAAGGTAAGAATTTTCTGCATTTGTTTTTCCACAATTGGTCCACGATTTGGCCAATGAATATATGGTTGACTTGCAGTTTTATATAGATTTGTCAAAAAAGGCATAATAATTTTTTCAACTTGTTGCAATCGTGCTTTGTATTCTTCAACCGTTTCATCTTTTTCCGCAATGACGGCTTGATATTCGGATTCATCTACTGCGGTGAAACCAAAATCGGCCTCACCATATTCTGCCATAATTTTATTAATATCATATGTTGTTGCCATTATTTACCTTTTCTATTTTCATTATGTTTTTATGTTTTGAGTTTCTTTTGAAGGCATTATACAATGATATATATTTCAGATTATTTTTTAGACAATAATTTTTCAAATCGAAAACCTCAACAATCTCGCCGTTAAAAAATGTAAGTTTCCATTTTTGTGCTCTTGGATTAACATAGCCATTATCATACTTATATTTGCAAGTTTCTGATAATTTTTTTTTCACTTTTTCAGAAAACATAGGATTATTTTTTGTTAGATAATCTTTTCTCCATTTCAATTCATTATCACTCTGTGTTCTAGGCGGTCTTTTTTTCAATGATTCTATAATTGTTTCTCTGTCATTTTCCCAACGATGTTTTAATTTCTCGCCAATTATTTTTTTTGTTTCATCTTTATGATTGTAACCACTCATTGCTTTACCGCCAATAGTTTCATTTAGACCATTTTTATATGTATTATAATATTGTATAAATTTAATCTCATTGACATTCAAATCTTTTTTCTTACACTCTTTTAGCATAATTGGATAAAAGTTTTCTTGGCCATATTTTCGAATTTTGTTGTGTATAGCACATCGATTGTTTGAATGACATTGTCTCAGATGTTTTTTGAATCTTCTTTCAAAACCAATTATGGTCTGTCCAACATATATTATTCTATCTTCAATTTTGCTATAGATTCCATAAATTTGACCCATAGTTTTCTCCTTTACATATATTTATAAAAAAGAAAACTCTAAACTATCAACCAGTCCAATTCTTTGCGGTAGTGAAGTTGTTATGAGAAAAAGTTAGGCGGTCGACCAATTTCACGGCCCCACCAGTAGTTCTGGATACTGCAACAAACCCTTCAGGAGCTGTCACTCTAAAACCATTGTCTGTTCTTACAAATGTTCCAATTGAACGAATGGTTTCCAACTTACGAACAATCATTAACTTTGCATCAACCAATAGATTCTGTAAATCAAAAATTAACTTTAGTTGTGTAGAGTTTGTTCTAAAGAAACGCATTATCTCAGTTTTTTCTTTTGTTCTTTTGGCTTTTGTTTCGGCCTTCTTTGCATCAGCAATGTCTTTGTTTAGTTTGGCCTCAATCCAACGAATCAATTCTGTTGTATGTGATTGAGTGTTTGTAATCTTTTTACCTTCACGGACTTTTGTATTGTTGAATGTTTTAATATATGTTAAAATTGATTCGCTCGAAGAAATGCGGTTAAGAACTAATGAATTAATTGATTGAAATGTTCTACCTGCAAGAGATAAAATGTAAGTAATATCTTTTGTTTCTTCTTCAGTAAATGTTGCAGAACCAGAAGCATCTGTAAACGAGGCATCACGAAACCAAACATCTTTAGTTGTAGTTAATCGACCAATATCAATGTTAAAAGATGCCTTCATATCTTCCATTGTGCGACCAGTATATGATGTATGAAACACCACACCAAGTTGTGCGGCTAACATTGATTGTGCAAGTTTAGATTTTGTTGGTACTGCATAGACAATTGTATTTGGTTGAAATATTGCATATGATTCACCTTCAATGGTTTCTTTTTTAATGTCACCTTTAGTGAACATCATGTCACCTTGAAGAATACCTTTGATGCCAAGTTTTGGTAGATATCTTAGTGCAACTTTAAGTTTATCATTTAAACCACCACTTGGATGATTTGTGTCGATATCATCTTCTGTATAGTTTAACTTGGCGTTTTTATTGAATACAGACTTGGTGCCAACAAAGAATTTGCTATTCTCAGGATTAATGCCACAAAAAATCGCAGGCGCACCATCCCATTTTGTTGTGACATTTACTTTGCTATCAGAGTTACCTGCTAGCATATTGCGAAGTGATTGTAGAAAGTTGATGGCAGATCTGGCACCTGATACACCAAAATTTAGAACTTCATCCTCAATGTGTTCAAGGTGAACGTTCTTTCCTTCTTTAACACTTTCTGAAAGAAATTCTTTGAATTTCATACACTACCTTTAGTTTCAATGCGGAAAACAACACTTGATATACCACCTCTGGACTTCGCTCTAAGGTCCATCTTTATCTTAGGTTTAATTTTTTGAACATATTTACTGTCTATCATATAAAAACCTGAAGGAGATATGATTGAGTTTGCAACTGCACCTTTGAATTGTTTAAGAGTTTTTTCACCAGTCATTGCTTCGTATATGAGTGCATCAAAAAAATCATCGTTATTTTTAACAAACTTTAATAGAGCACCCATCAATTCTGGCTTATTGTTCTCCAACCAATATTCATAACTCTTATCTTGTATAATTTTACCTTTTTTGATAAATTCATTTATGACCTTATCATTACCTTCTTCCATAATTCTTTGAAAGTTGGCTTCAGAAAGAAGTCGTGTTGGCATCGTTTTGAGGGATTTTACGATAGATTTTAATACTGTAGCACTTCTGGTATTCTTTAAACCTGAGGCAGCAGCTTCGAACAATTCAGCAGTAGATGCACCTTGACCGGAAGCTAATTGAATACCACCTTCCATTTTGACAGAGACAAAATACTTTTTGCCTTTAGCTATGATTACAATGTCCGTCTTTGGTTCAGGCTTCGAATAGATGCCTTTGCCGCCCATACCGGGAATATTTTCATCATCCGAATGATAGATTTCGAACTTGTTACCAACTGCTTTAATAATGTGTGCCACACATTTGTCTGCTTGTGCTTTGATTTTTGGTGAGTAAACTTTTGTTGCTTTCTGTCTTCTTGCAGTTTCAACAATAGCCCACTCTAAATCTACACCTTCTGATGCCGCCATAAAATCTCCAAATTATTGGATATTTATACTCGCACACCCTCAAACTTAGAATTGAACTTACGCTCACGATTACCAAAAGTGTTCAAAGGCTTGTCTTCTTGGACTTGGCCAGAATCAACTATCTTCTGTGCCGTGTCTTCCACATCATACAACCTCATCTTCGCTCTGTCAACCCCAATGACAAACTTTTTGTTGGAACTAGGGTCGTTGTAGCGGTTTTTCAACTGTTTGACCATGATTTGATTCAACTGTTCCAATTCTTCAGTGTTTATTAAAGCAAACATGAAGTCGGCCGTAGCAGGAAGACCAAAAGATTCACTGGTATCTGTCAAATCCACATCGGAATTACTGTATCCTGAGCGAGTTGTTTGTGTAGCCGATACGATTGGTACATTAAACTCTACGGCTAAGCCACGGAGTTCCTCAGCGATTGCTTTGACGTAGGTATAGCTATTGACGTTTGAGCCTGCTTTTAGTCTTGAGGAACAACAGATGTTCAGATAATCAATGAAGATAATCTTTGGACGGAAATTCTTCTTCAACTCCAATTCATTCAGCAAGGAACGAAAATGTAATGCGCCAGAGATAGATTCAGATTTTAATTTCATTTCAAAACCAACATTGAAAAAGTCAGGGGCGTTTTTACCTTTTTGTCTTTTTAAATCTGAAGCAACAGTATATTTAAATCGTCCTGTTGAAA